GAAGATCTCTGACCAACTTACGTCCACAGATCGCGGCGAAGGTGGTTTTGGAAGCACAGGTCGCTAACATGGAACAGGTCCTCTTGGTCGTCCTCTCTTTTGGACTCGGCTATGCCTTAGGCTCTCTCGACAACTTAAGGAAGGCGATCAAGGGGACCGAGTCCACATCATTTGTCTCTGGTGTCGTGAAGGAAGAAAAGGCGCAGGCGAAACGCAAAGTCACGATTGACGAGACGAAGTACGTCACAGATATTTCTACAGACAGCTTAGAATCCAAAGGATCTTCGCTCGGTGTTGTGACTCAGACCTCTGACAACATAACGTCAGCGGCAAACAAGCTCGCTCAATTAAAGAAGATGAAAGGATAATACAGACATGGCTAAAGGTTTAGACGTCGGTACTTCATTCATCGTCCTCTCATCCGAGGGCGAGGGTGGAACCGTTGAGTACAAGGATTTCAGAGACGCTTTCTATGTGATCAAACCATCAACACCGATCGCGTCAAAGATGATTGAAAAAGGTCTCACTGGAAAAGTTTTCGTAAAAGATACAGATGGTTCCTACATCATCCTGGGCAAGGATGCCATCGAGAAAGCAGTGGAAAGGAATGACTCTGCGAAGCGACCCATGTATAGAGGAGTCGTGTCTTCCAAGGAGAAGGACGCACGTCGAGTCTTATCGTACATACTTAAGGAAGTCGCTGGAAAGGCCACGAAGAAGGGCGAAAAGCTCGTATTCTGTGTACCTGCACAACCAGTCGATCAGGAAGACGATGATTTTGATGTTGGCTACCATGAGGACGTTGTCAAGAAGGTCCTCGAAGAATGTGGTTATGAGGCTCGGGCGATCAACGAAGCGGAAGCGCTATGTTACTCGGAGCTTGCGGACGATGACTATACCGGTGTTGCCTTGTCTTGGGGCGCGGGTATGGTTAACGTTTGTGTCATGCTAAGTGGTGAGCCTGTCGTCAAGTTCTCCACCACGAAGTCGGGTGACTGGGTTGACCGCATGGCAGCAGTTGCCACTGGCGAGACGGATTCAATCGTCCAGGCAGAGAAGGAGCAAGGTGACTTCACCATTGGTAAGCCCAATGATAATCAAGTTCTTGCTGCTGTTGCCACCTACTATGATCGTCTCATTGATTACACTACGAAGCAGCTTGCCGCAGCAATGGACGGTCACAAGACTCTGCCTAAGTTCAAAGATCCGCTTCCTGTAGTGGTTGCCGGTGGCACCACCAAGGCTAAGGGATTCGTGAAGCACTTCGAGAAGAAGCTTCAGGAGAACGGATTCCCACTTCCTACGAAGGAAGTCCGTCATGCTTCTGATCCTCTTCACGCAGTTGCAAGAGGTTGTCTGATCGCTTCACAGATTCTCTAATGGACTCTCAAGTCGAGTGGAAGGTCTCAGAAGACTTTGAAGGTCTTCTTGAGGCGATCATGACATGCAAGAGAGACCTCACGAAGTGCTGTTTCGCAAAGTTTGGAGCAGCAAAGATCCTAGAATATAAGGTCAGCGCACCTCAAAAAGTATGTGATCTTTTACTTCACGCGAGCAGCAACACACCTATCACTTCCAAAGAACACGACCTCTACTGTCACAAGGCTGTAGCTGATTTTGAACACTTTAGACTCTTTAAAACGAAGCTGTATGGAGATTCTAGAATGTTAGTAGAAGCGAAATTTGATGTTGGCGAAGGCATAGGAAAGTATTGGTACGGCGACGTAACTTTGACTTGACAAGTCAAGCGTTCATGTGATAGTATTGTTCACATGTCTGACGAGCGTCCCGTCTTCATAATCGACGGAATGAACATGTACCTACGCTCCTACGCAGCATATCCACAGTTATCCTCACACGGATACCAAATGGGTGGCTGCGTAGGATTTCTCAAGTCACTACAGCGTCTATGCAGAGAGTTTCAACCTGCCAGTGTCTATGTAACTTGGGAAGGAGGAGGTTCTCAGCGTAGGCGTAAATTATATCCCGATTACAAATCCGATAGAAAACCTGGTCGATTAAATCGATTTTACGGGGATGACATACCAGACTCCGAGGAGAACAAGCAGCATCAGTTGATCAGTCTTCTGAGCGCCTTGAAAAACGTTCCCGTTTGTCAGGTCTACGTCTCTGACTGCGAAGGCGATGACATTGTTGCGTTCTTAGTCAGAGGTCCATTCAGAGACAAGCAAGTCGTGATAGTGTCGGCTGACAAGGACATGTACCAGCTTCTTGGGTCAAATGTCAAGATCTACTCCCTTTACAGGAAGAAATTCATCACTGACAATGATCTATTTGAGGAGTTTAGGATTAAGTCTCATAACTTCGCATTAGCGAAGTGTCTGTGCGGTGACGACTCTGACAACATTCCGGGGGTTAAGGGCTTAGGTTTCAAGAGCGTTGCAAAGAAGTTTCCCATGCTGGGCAGCGAAGACACCATAATCCTGCAAGATCTCATCAACTACTCTCACACTCAGAAGGGTGAAGCATACAAGAGAGTGACTCAAAATGAGGACATTGTCAAACGGAATTGGCAGCTTGTCCACCTAGACGGCAGTATGTTGTCGGCTGATCAAGCGAAACGTGTAGAACACGTCGTAGATACATTTGAACCAACAGTAAATAAGATGGGGTTGCTGAAGCTAATGATCAAGGAAGGAATCGCAGACTTTGACGTCGAGGGATTCTTTTATGATCTGTCATGTATCGAAGGACTTCGATAGTCTTCGGGGAAAACAATAATGTTAGAAAACGAACAGAATAAGTCAAACGTCTCCTTCGGACAGTTCGGTAAGTCGTTCCAGGAGAAGCTTTGTCAAGCGCTTCTCGTCGACCATAAGTTTGCCGAGCAGATGATGGAGGTCGTCGATATATCTTACTTCGAGGTCAACTACCTCAAGTTTTTGGCCGACCGATATTTCGCATATTCGAAGAAATACAAGGTATTTCCTACCCTTCAATTATTGGTCACAATTATCCGTGATGACCTGAAGACAGGTACAGACGTCATCCTGAGAGATCAGATCATCGATTACCTTCAGCGCATGAAGGCTAACCCCGATGCAGGTGACCTTGTCTACGTCAAAGAGAAGTCTCTCGAGTTCTGTAGAAAACAAGCTCTCAAGAAGGCCCTTGAGTCTGCAGTTGATCAGATGCAGGCCAACAAGTATGAGTCCATCGTCGAGACGATCAAGAAGGCCGTCCAGGTCGGAACTGCTCCATCTGTTGGTCACGACTTCTTCAACGAGATGGATGCCCGATTCACCAAGCTGAAGCGGGATACCATTCCAACTCGCCTTCCTGAGCTCGATAAGAAGGAGATCCTCAACGGTGGCAGCGGTAAGGGAGAACTTCTCTGTGTCGTAGGCGCTTCTGGTTCCGGTAAGTCTCACTGGCTTACAATGATCGGTGCTAATGCTCTTCGTGAAGGCAAGAACGTCCTTCACTACACATTTGAGCTCTCTGAAACTGCCGTTGGTATTCGCTACGATTCAAACCTCTGCGATATGGACTCCAACGAGGTCATGGACAGAAAAGAAGAAGTCGTTAAATCTTATGAAGATATGCGTCTTGGACGTCTCTTCATCAAGGAGTACCCTACAAACACAGCGTCTGTGTATACGTTGAAGTCCCACATTGAACGTCTAGATTTGAAGGGTTTCAAGCCAGACATCGTCATCATCGACTATGCAGACATCATGCGGTCTTCGAGGCAGTTTGATTCTCTTAGGCATGAGCTTAAACTCGTCTATGAAGAGCTCCGTGGTCTCGCAATGGAGATTGGAGTACCAATTTGGACGGCTTCTCAGTCCAACAAGGAAGGTGCCAACAGCGATGTCATCGACATGACGAACATGTCTGAAGCATACGGCAAGGCAATGATCTGTGATGTCATTGTCTCTGTCTCTCGGCGGCCTCACGAGAAAGCAGGCGGGTGGGGAAGACTTTATGTTGCTAAGAATCGTGCTGGTCGCGACGGCCTAGTGTATCCCGTCAAGATCAACACTGCACGAAGTAAGTTCGAGATTACAGGCGAGTCAGATGCGCCTGACACTGCAGCGTCATCCGACGAAGAGGTTCAAAAGCAAGCTTTGAAAGCGAAATGGAAAGAGCTAAAAAGCGAATTCAAGTCGCCCGTTTCTGTCTAGTGTGGTATAATCCAACTCGTGTCAAATCTTTTGACTTAGATAGAAAACCATCACTCAGACTCGTAGATTCATATTATTTATAGATCCCATTTGGAGACATTGTTAAACATGACCAAGCACACTCAGGAAGAAGCTTACGCAAGTTCGTTGGAATACTTTGGCGGAGATGAGCTCGCTGCATCCGTCTTTCTCTCGAAGTATGCATTGAGAGATGAGGAAGGAAAGCTCCTCGAGAAGACTCCTGCTGACATGCATCGCCGCCTCGCGAAGGAGTTCGCTCGCATCGAGGCAAAGTATCCAAATCCTATCTCCGAAGAAGAGATCTATGGATACCTTTCCCGCTGGGAGATCGTTCCTCAGGGCTCTCCTATGTCTGCGATGGGCAATCCCTACAAGGTACAGTCGCTCTCCAACTGCTTCGTCATTGCAGCACCTGAGGATTCCTATGGTGGTATCCTCTTTGCAGATCAGGAACAGGCGCAGATCATGAAGCGCCGCGGCGGAGTTGGCTTCGATATATCCACGATTCGTCCTAAGGGCATGCACACAGCTAACGCTGCTGGTACAACAGACGGTATCGGTGTCTTCATGGAGAGGTTCTCCAATACCTGTCGTGAAGTTGCACAAGGTCTC